CCCCTTGAAGCGGAAACCACCTTCGGCGAGGTAGCCAAAAGGGCCTCCTCACGTAAACTTAGTTCCCCTACGGCCGACCCAAGCTGGGTCGTCCGCAGGAAATCTGGAGCCAGTGGTACGTAGCGCATGACCTCGTCATACGCAGTCATTGACCGGGTCCAGCTCCTGAGCAGGTCAACCGCTCTAGGTGAGCGATCGGGCTCCAAATCTTTCAGAGTTTTAAATTCTGGAAGAAGAGGAATCTGCCCAATCTTCTCAAATAGAAGGTCGACCAAACGCCAAGGATCGAAATCCGGTTTGGTGATTTCCTCCTCGTCCTTTAGGACGTGGAGGACGTAATCACAAAACTCCAGAGGATCTAACCGTGATTCGAGGTCAGCTAGGCTAGGCTTGAGTGGATGTTCCTCCCCAACAGGGAGTCCCATTTCCTCAGCCTCAATAAGCTGCAGACGGAGACTGTCGCGTGCTCTCTGGAGGTCGCTTCTTTCTGCTGCTTCCTGAAGAACCTGCGAAGCAGGAACTTTTTGGACAGCAGCGAGAGCTTGGAGATCACTCTCCAACTCTCGTGTCGCAGAAACCACCTCCTCCGTCGTCCCCTTTCCTCCTAATCTCTTTCGACGGCGATTTCTCCCACCCGGTCTCTCAGGTGCTACCTGAGGACCAGCAAGAGTTTCGCCGCCGAAGGTCACAGACACAATGGTCCCGCCGCCAGCCTGGCGGTGAGATTTCATTAAATCTGTGATGAGATCAGGATATACTTTCTTCCAGAGGGAAGCAAAGGAATCCCATATGACAAGCCAGATGGCTCGATCATGTAGGCCCATTACTTCCATGCTGAAAGGAGGGGCAGACTGCCCCCCCGCTCCGCATTTCTGGTAAGAAAGGCCTCCTTTAGGGAGGTTAGGGGTGTACCTTTTCTTCTCAATTCGAGAAGCTCTGGGTAGGAGGCCAGTCTCGTCGAGACCAGCATCCCATACAGAGAATCTCTTATGAGAAGACTTAAGATTCTTGATCAAGTCTCTTAGTTTTGTAATAGCTCGACGAGCAGTTACAGTTGCTAAAAGCAGATCAAGTTCCTTAATGTAAGATACAATCTTACTGTCCAAGTGTCTCTCGTCTCCGGCTAACGCCTGAACCCTACCTTGCACTGCAAGTAGGAAAGGTATTGACCCGGACGCTTGGTATCCAAGTCGTTTTAACAAACGACCTGCCATACCAAACGCACTGATGAGAGCAGCTTGGACCCTTGCCCCTAGTTTCCCTTGATTCCACTCTAACGTAGACTTGACGTAGTCACGTCGACGTAAGAGTAGTCTCAGGAAACGTGCTACAGTAGGTTTATCAGCGAGCCAACCTCTCCGAACGGCACGAAGTGCTAGCTCAAGACGCTGTGAAGTACTTTTTATTCCTATTTCCTCTTTCAATGATAGAGGAGATAGATTCGTTTTCCCTAAAAACTTCTGGGAAGCGAATGTAAATAGTTTTCCTTCAAGGGTCTTGGCAGGAGAAGTTGGAACCCCGAGACCTTTTGTAACTTCAAGGTAGGAAACAGCTACTCGTCCATCCCCGGTGACGTTGTCATCGCCGAGGACCCGATAAGCAAAGAATGTTTCTGGTTCGATTCCGGCCTTCCAGGCTGAGAAGAGTTCCAGTGCATGATGCACCAGAGCCATGGACGCCCATGAGGACAAAGTCCCCATTGGCTGTCCACGTCCGTAACGGACAACGGACCCTCTCAACTTTGGTTGGACGATATCGTCGTCAGGCACTCTGAACCACCGGTCAGTGAGGAGACTTATCCATAAGTCTGTAGTATCTTTTCCCCAGACACCTTCAAAAAGTGCCTGGTAAAGCGTGATCGGAATGAGATCAGTTGCCGATTTCAAGTCAATCGACCAGTGGCGATCGCCACCGGAAGTAGACATGTATCGGACATATCCTTCGAGAGATTCCTCTTGTTGGAAAGTTGCATCTGTCGTTAGACAGGACAACACTGACATCATCC